ACTAAGAAGTTAGTACTGCAGGAGTTAAATAGATTGGAGTTTTTATGAGCAACTTAGATTTACTTGAATATAGAATTTCAAGGTTAGAGAAAAATGAAGAAGACAAACAAAGATTGATGGAATCTATTACAGAAAAACTTAATCAATTTATGCAAGAAGAGGCTATACGTAATTATAGACAAGATAGTAAGATTAGAAATATTATGGTAATTGGTACGTTTGTAGGTACGACAGCTTTCAATGTAGCTATTGTACTGTTTGAGAAATTTATAGGAGGCTGAGCCTCCGAAAGGAATTAAGATGAGTTGGTTTAGTACTATACTTGAACCTATAGTTAACTTAGTTAAAGAACCGATAGTGGAGTGGCAAAAAAGAAAAACTATAGAAGTAGAGAATGAGAGTAAAGAACGGGATAGACAACATGAGCTAAATCTTAAGAAGGTAGATATAGCGTTTGAATTAGCTAAACAAGGTCAGCAAATAGAAGCTGATTGGGATACTAATGCGCAACAAGATATGAAAACTAGTTGGAAAGATGAGTTCTATGTGATACTGTTTAGTATACCGCTGATTATGGCATTTATACCAGACATGCAAGATATCGTACTTAAGGGATTTGAGACGTTGAATAAGACCCCGGACTGGTACATGTTATTAGTTACAGGGATAGTAGCTAGTGTATTTGGGTTACGTTGGTTAATAAGCAGAAAAAAGTAAGGAGAACTAGCATGACTAGAGAAATGTTAAGTAGGTTGTTTACTAACAAAAATCTTGATGAAGTAGTTAGTATAATAGATAAGTATAAAGATAAGTTTGGGTTAAACACTGACCTTAGGTTAGCTATGTTTTTAGCTCAAGTGAGAGAAGAAGTAGGGAGTGAGTTTAAGGTGCTTAGAGAAAATCTTAACTACTCTAGTACTTCACTTGTTAAGGTATATAAAGCGTTTAATGATAAGTTAGCTAAACAATATGGTAGAACAGATAAGCAGAAAGCCGACCAAGTCTCTATTGCTGATATAGCGTATGCTAATAAGTTAGGTAATGGTAATGCGGATTCAGATGGTGATGGTGATATGGATGAAGAGGATGATGGTTGGAAGTATAGAGGTGCTGGGTGTCTACAGATAACAGGGAAAAGTAATTTTGAAGAAGTTCAGAAAAGATGTGTTAAGTATGCAGGTAAAGAAGTTGACCCAGATACACTAGAAGGGTTTGTGCTGTTTGGGATGGCGTTTTGGATGTGGAAAGATCTGTATAGAGCTGCGGACACTGGGGATATTGACAAGGTTACTGCAATTGTAAATAAGTATACAGACTCTTATGATGAAAGAAGAAAACACTATGAGTCTATAAAAGACCTTGTAAGCGGTATTTAAGTAACGCTATGATAGAATTAAGCAATATTTAATAGGATAAAAAATGGCAATAAATAAGCAGGAATTATTAGATGCTTTTAAAGCAGACTTAAATGCCGCTAATATTTTAAGGACCGAATGGTTTAATAAAATGTCAGACTGGCGTAATGAAACTAACGGTATGCCGTACGGAAATGAAGAAGCAGGGAAATCTAAGATTGTTAGTAAGGATATCAAGAAACAACTTGAATGGATGTTGCCCACATTGGCTGATCCATTTTTAAGTACTCCTGATATAATTAAGTGTAATCCTATAACATACGAGGATGTACTGGCAGCCAGACAAAATCAGTTGTTATTGAATACGCAATTTTGTAGGAAGTTTCCTAGATACAACTTCATAATGAAATCATTGAAAGTATTAGCTACTGAAGGAACATTAGCTATACAGACTGGATGGGATTACGAAGATGAAGAAGTTGAAGTTATGGCAGAGACTGTAGCTAGAGATGAGATTACTGGTGAAGAATACATAACTATGGTTAAGCAAAAGAATACTATAGTTAAAAAGAACCAGCCTACAGCAGTGGTTTGTAGAAATGAAGATATATATATTGATCCAACTTGTATGGATGATATGGATAAATGTCAATTCGTTATTCACAGATATGAGACTGACTTAAGTACATTAAGAGCAGATGGTAGATATAAGAATCTAGATAAGGTAGCTAGCTTTGAAGGAGCTAATAGGGATTATGGATTTTATCCGGAAGATCATACTTACTTTCAGTTTAAAGACCAAGCTAGAAAAAAGATGGTTGTCTATGAGTACTGGGGTAATTATGATGTTAATGAGGATGGGATAGCTGAACCGATTGTATGTGCTTGGATTGGTAATACTATTATAAGGTTACAGAGTAATCCGTACCCAGATAAGAAACCTCCATTTATAATTGTACCGTTTAACGCAGTACCATTCCAGATGCATGGGGAGAGTCTAGCTAGTGTAATTGGAGATAATCAGAAAGTTAAAACAGCGGTGATTAGAGGTATCATAGATAACATGGCTCAAAGTAATAATGGGCAAGTTGGTATGAGAAAAGGCGCACTAGATATTGCTAATAGGAAAAAATTTCTATCTGGTAAGAACTTTGAGTATAATGGGCAGCCTAGTGATTTCTGGCAAGGTAGTTATAATCAGATCCCTGGATCAGCTTTCGATATGATGAATATCATGAATAACGAGATTGAAGCTCAAACAGGTGTTAAAAGTTTTAGTGGTGGAATTAACGGCGGAGCTTTGGGATCGACTGCTACAGGAGCTAGAGGAGCACTAGATGCTACAGCTACTAGAAGAATCAGTTTAGTTAGAAATATCGCTGAAAACTTGATTAAGCCTCTTATGAGAAAATGGATGGCGTATAATGCTGAGTTCTTAGAGGAAGAAGAAGTAATTAGGATAACTAATGAAGAGTTTGTACCGGTTAGAAGAGATGATCTAGATGGTAACATTGATATTGATATCAGTATTAGCACAGCTGAAGATAATGCAGCGAAAAGCCAAGAGCTAAGTTTCTTACTGCAGACAATGGGGCCAAATCAAGATTTTGAAATTAATAAGTTGCTAATGGCTGAGATTGCTAGATTGAGTAGAATGCCTGATTTAGAACAAAGAATTAGAACTTACAAACCAGAACCTGATCCAATGGAACAACAACTTAAACAGTTAGAAATGCAAAAACTACAAGCTGAGATTCAATCGGTGTTAGCTGATGTTGAAGATAAGAAAGCAAGAGCTGGTGAGAATATAATCGATGCGGAAGTTAAGAAAGCTAAGATGCAAGTAGAGCTAGCTAAGGCTAGAAAACTTGGAAGTGAAGCTGATATGACAGATTTAGATTTCTTAATGAAAAATGAAGGTACTGGAGAAGAAGGTATTAAAAACCAACAAGAAGTTGATTACGCTAAATACATGACAGATAGACAGGATAGATTAGCTGAAAATGAAGCTAATAGACGACATGATATGGAGAAAGCAGCTCTTAAAGGTATGATCGATATCCATAGAGAAAGAATGAAACCAAAACCGAAAGGAAATTTGTAATGGGATTTTTAGAAAAATTAAGTGAGATGATAGCTCCTGCATCTAAGCAGCTTGAGCAAAATGTAAATAAGGCACCGATGGGTAATCCCATGCCTTATAATGACGGTATAAGTGCAGAAGATATGTACAGATTACAGATGGCTAATGAAGCTATGAGAGTTAATGACGCTAGAAAACAAGGTCTAGCTGGACAGTTTGAACAGAATGCTGATAAGTTCTACAATCCTAATAGACCTGATGCAGGTATTAATGAAGCAGACTTGTATGAGTTACATAAGCAGGAGCAAGCTAGACGTGCTGCTGATAATTTCAATGGTAATGTACTTGGTACAGGGTATCCTAGATGAATGAGCAAGGATTAGCGCAAGCAATGGGTGCACCTTCTCAAGTAAGTGTGCAACAAATAGTACAGATGCTGATGCAAGGAGCTGAGCCTGAGGAGTTAGTTCAGATGGGAATACCTGAAGAGATGGTAACACAAGCTATTCAAGCCCTTATGCGGCAAATGCAAGCACAGCAACCTGCTCAACAAGAAGGTGGGTTAGCTGCTATGGCTACATCTCCTACAGGTATCTAAGGGCAGTTTAAAGAAAGAGGTGGTACAATGGGAGAAGGGTTAGCAGCTCAGGCTGCAGGAGTTACTAATACGTATGGTAATGGTGAAGGTCAAAATACTAAGCATTACTATGCAGGTGTTATGAAGAAAAAGAAAACTAAAGCTAAAGGAAAATAATGGCAACAGGATTAGCAAAAGGATCTACAGGTTCAGATTGTAGTGGAGACATTGCAAAAGCAATAGGAATAATGTTTATGAGTAGAACGTACGCTCATATGGCACATTTAAAGACTCCAAGTTATGCAGCGCATAAAGCATTAAACAAGTTTTATGATGATATTGTAGACTTGTGTGATGACCTAGCTGAAGGTTCTCAAGGATTGTACGGTAAGTTAGATATTCCGTTTATCAATATTAGTGGAAATGTTAATGATCCTATTGGGGCATTATCAGGACACTTAAGACAACTAGAGTCTACTATGATGAATTGTGATGAAGACTTTATTATGAACATTTTTCAAGAGATTCAAAAGTTATATAGATCAACATTATATAAACTAACTGAGCTATCTTAATTAATAGTTCGGACTAAATTTTAAGAAAGGATTCAAGATGGCTTGTAAGAAAAAACCTGGCAAGAAGTAATTGAAGCATTAAGAATAAATTAAGCTAAAGTGTTGTAGAATATCACAAATACGACCAATAAAGAATCGATGTCGATAAAAGCTAATTCGAATTATCAATAACTAGGGAGGCCTCAATATGAGCAACCAAACAGCTGATTTAGAATTAACAGCAGAAGAATTAAGAGAATTTAACCACTATGTAGGGTTAAAACAGGCGTTAGACAGATTAGAACAAAATCCTGACTTTCAAAAATTAATCTTAGAAGATTACTTTAAGAACAAAGCTATTAATGGTGTTAGTATGTTAGCTACTGACTATATTAAGAAAAATGGTTTAAGAGGTGAGATAATGGAAGACCTGGTTGCAGTGTCTAAGTTACAAGACTACTTCTTAACTATTAAGAGATTAGGTACTACTCTTGATGATGTAGAAGATGATGAAGAATTAGTAGAGGAGTAATCAAATGACAGAAGAGCAAATGTTCTATATGTCAGATGATGAACTTGAGGCGGCTTTTAGAGAAGCTCGTGCTCAAGATATGTCTCCTAAGACTGACATTGAGATGGAAAATAGTATGGTAGAAGATGAACCACTAGATCTGGAACAACCTATTGAAGAGGATTCCGATAATGATTTAGTTGTTGATGAAGTTACGGAAGAAGAAGTTGTTACAGATTCAGAACCTGAAGTAGAAGTTACTGACGAGGAACCTGCTGAAGTTGATGAACAAACTGAAAACACTGAAGATGAAGAACTGCCAGAAATAACAGAGACACCAGTACACAAGTTTAAAGCGAATGGTAAGGAATATTCATTTACTCCGGAAGAAATGATGGAACAGTTCCCTAAAATATTCGGTCAAGCAATGGACTATACTAAGAAAACTCAAGCACTAAAACCATGGAGAAAAACCATTGATGCTATTGAGAGTGCTAGATTAGGTCATGATGATATAAACTTAATGATTGATGTTTTTAAAGGTGACAAGAATGCGATTGCTGAGTTGATAAAGAGAACAGGCGTTGATACCCTCGATTTAGATACTGAGAATAGTAAGTATGTACCTAAAGATTATGGTCGGGATGATACAGCTTTAGCTATTAAAGATATTGTAGACGAGATTAGTGCTGATAAAGAATATGAGACTACTCATAGAATTTTATCTAAAGAATGGGATGAGAGAAGCTTTAGCGAATTAACTAAAGACCCTGAACTAATTAGATTGCTACATATAGATGTTAAGTCTGGTATGTATGATAAAGTACAACCAATTGCAGAAAAGATGAAAGTATTTGATAGAGGAAGACAGTCTGACTTAAATTACTATAAGGCTGCTGCTCAAGAATACTTTAGAGCTGAGGCAGAGACTGAACGTAGAGCTAAAGCGATTGAAGATCAAAGATTAGCTAGGGAAGCTAAGTTAGCTAGACAAGCTGAAATAGAGCGAGTTAAAGCTACACAAATTAAGCAAGCTGCTGTTAGAGAACAGGCAGTAGTTAGAAAGGCTGCAGCACCGGTTAAGTCGAATGCTGGAACAAAGAAAACAGTTACGGATTACTTAGATGAGTCGGAAGAGGCTTATGATGAGTGGTACAAAACTAACGTGCTAGACAAAATGTAAGTCTGGCACAATTAATCTAAAAAACAAAGGAACACAATGGCAACTAACGTTTACGGTACCGGGTTAAACTCTACCGCTGGTGCTAACACAATTATTCATTACTATGATAGAGCTGGTATTAAAGCTGCTAATAGAAAGAATATCTATGGACAATTCGTATCGAGAAAAGAAATGCCTAATAAAATGGGTAAAACTTTTAAAATTTCTAAATTCTTACACATGTATGACAGAGCATTATCTGATCCAGATTTCGCTTCAAAAGGTTACATGACTGCTAGAACTGCTGATGAAGTTTCTGCTGCATTAACAAATGCATCATTAGCTGAAGGTGCTGGAGCGGTTAATAAAAGATCGTTACAAAAAATTACTGTTGAAACTTCATTCGCTAGATATGGTGAAATGATCGACTATACAGATGAAGTTGACTTATTCTCTGAAGATTATATTCAAGTTAAGTATAGAGAAGAATTAGGAGAGTTAGCTAACTCAAGAATGGAAGATTTAATTCAATTAGATATGTTAGGAACTGGAACTGTTTTATATTCTGGTACTGCTACTTCTAAAGCTACAATTGGTGATTCAATTGCTACTGACGGTTCTGAAGATGCTGACTGGTTAGTTTCTTATGACTTAATTAGAAAAGCTGTTAGAAAATTAGTTAGAAATAGAGCTAAGAAAAATACTACTGTTGTAACTGGTTCAACTAAAATTGATACTAAAACAATTGCTAGTTCATACTATGCTATTATTGATGCTGATGTAAAAACTGACTTAGAAAATATTACAAGAGGTACTTCTTACGAGAAACATTATGCATATGTACCATTCCACAAATATGGAGATGCTGCTAAAGCTGCTGAAGGTGAAGTAGGTTCTATGTATGAAGTTAGATTCATTGAGTCTGAGTCTGCTGTAGTTTACGCTGGAAAAGGTGCAACAGTTCCTGCTGGATATGTTGGTTCATTAGCTTATACAGGTACAATTGGTACTGATGCTAAATTTGACGTTCATGCTATCTTATTCCCAACTGAAAATGCGTTTGCAACTGTTGGATTAAAAGGTCAAGGTAAAATCAAATTCAATGCACAAGATCCATCTAAAGTTGAATTAATCAACCCATATGGGACTCAAGGGTTCTTCTCTTATAACTTCTGGTACGCTGGTATCATCTTAGAAGAAGAAAAATTACTTGCAGTATACTGTGGAGCAACTAACTAGGAATAGTTAGCTAGGGGAGGTTTAAGCCTCCTCTAATTATTATTGTTATATAATACAACATTAAACTAAATAACCACTAAGGAATTAGAAACATGTCACAAGAATTAGACGAATTAAAACAAGAAGCTACTGAACTAGGGATTACGTTTAGTCCTAACATTGGATTAGATAAATTACAAGCTAAGATCGATGCTTACTACGAGTCACAAGAGACTTCTGAAAAAGAAATCCAAGCAGCTGTTGAAGCTAAAGAAAAAGAGGAAGAATCAGAAGAGAAATCTGCTGTGACTGGTAAACCTTCTAAAGCAGCTAAGGCTAAAGAGGCTGAAGCTAGAGCTAGAAAAACTAGAGTTATTACAGTAATTGATAATGACCAGAGAGTTAATAACCAAACTACGGTTGCAACTGTAAGTTGTGGAAATATGTACTTTGATTTAGGTACTGCACATATCCCGTTAAATTTTCCTGTTGAAGTTAGACAGGGACATATTGATGTGCTTAAAGGTGTTGAAATTCCTCAGCATACTAAAGATGCAGCTACTGGATTAAGTAGAGTTACAATTAGACCACGTTACACTATATCGTACGAAGATATTAAGTAATACGTTAAGAGCCCTCCCTGCAAGTTTGTAGAGGAGGGCTTTTTTATTTATAAATTAGGAGAAAAAATTGGGAGTATTAAGTAATAAATTTGTTATAAACAAAGGGTTAGTTAATGAGTTTATCATAACTATAAAGCAAAATAATGAGACATTGCCTATGGTTATTGACCCTAGCGACGTGTTTGAAGTTATTTTGTATAAACTTAGTGATGAAAGTGAAGCAGGTAGGATATCATTAGTTGAAAATACTAACGGAGTTATAGAGATATATGATGCACCAAACGTTCATATACTAGTTAAACTATATGATGCATTGTGTAACAATTTAGTTAGTGAAAAAGGTACTAAGGCCGATAGATACTACCTTAAACCTACATATAGGTTAAGTATTGAAGCTAGTACTCTTAATAACGGTAACTTTGTGGCTAAGTTAAGAGAAGTGTATGTGGAGTAATACATGGAAGCTATAGCAGAAAAAGATATAGAAGTTGTAATAGATAATGTTGGCGAGGTTAGCACAGATAGTGCTTTAGAGGTAGACGTTATAGACAATACCGAGCTAGCTGTTAGTGTCAATAGAAAAGAGTTTAATATTGTAGGTGATGAGCTATATATACCTAAACGTTATGAAGATGCGCCACAATGGTTAAGAGATTTAATCAGTACAGTTACAGAAGAATCTTATGCTAGAAAAATCACAGACCTAAATAATTTAAGTACGTCATTACAGCAGTTAATCGTAGAGTTAGATGTTGCTAAAAATACGTATACGCAAAGTATTATAAGTAGTAATGATATTGATGAGAGAATTAATACTGCTATTACTACTTTAAATAGTTCTCTTAGTGGCAGTGATGCTACTATAGTCGATCTAGTTAGTACTAAAGCTACTCCTGAAGAGGCGGGTGCGATAGCATTGAATACTATTAGTTCTAGCATAAATGATGGTGAAATTGGTGCACTGGTAGGAGCTGTTAGTAATACATTAGCTACGGAAACTGGCGCTTTAGCTAACAATATTGACTTAGTACATGCTGAGATGCTAGGTGGGTTTGAAAGTACAGCTGATATTATACGAGTTACTCAGGCATATGTAGGTATAGATGAAACAGGGGCCAGTACAGGTACAGGTTTACTGGCTGATGTTTCGATATTGCAAAAACAGAATGATGGGGTAATTGAAACAGTAACTGGTACATACGATGTTATGATTAACCCACAAGACCCTAATCTTGCTGAGTTAGTGTTGACAGCAGAACCTTATGCTAGTTGGAAAGCACAGGATGTAAGTGGAATTGACACTAGGCTAGCTCATATTGGCGATGTTTATATTAAGTATAATACTACTAGCAATGGAGCTAGAGAATATGTTGCTAGTTATAAATTCATAAGAACTACTGTTGATTCTACAAGCCCATATGCCACAGACTCTGATGGATTCACATGGGCTTTAATTATAGATCAAGCTGCACAAGATGCATATCAACAATCATTAAATGCATATGACTTAGCTGATAATAAGAGAAGAGTATTTACTATAACACCTAGTGGTCCAATAGATGAAGGGGATTTATGGGTTACTGGTACAAACCCGCAAGTCGTAAAAGTATATAAAAGTGGGAACTGGGAATTGTCAGATACACAAGTAGACAA